TAAAATTGAAAATGGTTTTGCAGTTGGTATTAACGAGAAATCGTTCGACTGGCAAACCCTTGCTGACAACCTTAACAAATTTGCGTTACCTCATAGCATGAATAAAGGAGCTGGAGATTACGCTGCGTTTGATGGTTCCGAGAAACCTGTTATTCATAACGGGATTCTTAGAATCATAAACAAAGCGTACTCCGGTGTACCGTCCGATACTTTAATTCGGACCGTGCTATGGTTAGAAGTTGTAGACTCTAAACATATTACTGGTAATCGCATCTACTCATGGCCTTCAAGCCTACCGAGCGGCAATCCGCTCACAACACTCATAAACAATCATTACAACCACTTTTGCTTTCGCTACGCCTGGTACCATTTGCACGATTGTGCCGTAGAATCTCTCCCTGAATTCTTGGAACATGTGTATTTGTGTACGATGGGCGACGACAATATATTCTCCGTGTCAGACTCCTACGTCTCACTTTTTACTGAAGAAGCAATTTCGAAATTTCTTATGCACCTCGGCATGAATTTCACTTCTGAAGATAAAAGTGAGGCAAAAGGTCAGCTACGAAGCTTATTTGACGTCTCATTCTTGAAGCGCGGTTTTCGATATGAACCCCTATTAGACCGGTATGTGGCTCCTTTGTCTCTAGATACTATATTAGAGACCCCATACTGGACGAAAGACGGTTCCCAAGTGAATACGATCGTTGAAGATAATGTTGACAATTCTCTTCTTGAATTGGCATTACATGACCCTGAAACCTTCGATACTTGGTCCCCCCAGATCGTTACTGCGTTTTCGCGCGAATATGATAAGCATCCAAAGTGCACGTCCCGACGAATTCTTGTCGCACTTTCTGCTACCATCGAAACAAATTATTAAAATCCAAAAACAATATAAAATTACAAAATCCAAAAATTTACGAAAATTATAAAACAAACATAAAAAATTTTAAAAACCAAAAACACGCGGCAGCCAACCCGCGAACAAACGTCTTGGGATGACGTAAAAAGCACCCACAACTCGACTATTCGACCTCGTTATCGGAATAAAAACTCCGTGTCCCAATATGATAACCCGCGTTAGCCGTTCAAGCCCCTGCCTTTTTAGGCATACTGACCAGGATGGAGCGCTAGCAGCCCTAGCAGTATCCAGGTCACCACGGTACGGCCCTGAGGATGAGTCCCCTCAAAAGCTTAAACACTCGACTTACTGATAACAACGCCAACTTATTCCCGATAGAAACTTCTTCGGGCGCTGCAGCCGCTGCAGACAACGAACCAACCGCGACAACTAACATGACAAACGACGCATCCGTCGTAGTCGCTACAATTCAAAAGCCATCAAAGCTACATGCCAGTCTGCTCTCAAATGCAGGCACTGGCGTCGACCAATCAATCATGAGCTTCCTTATGAAGCCCTACCCAATACAAACCGGAGTCCTCTCGTCGAGCGACACTTCCGGCACATTCACTAAAATCAACGTCTTATACGACCTCCTAGCACTCGACATCTACTATCAAAAGGTAAAAGGTCACCTTGGCATTCGTGCCACTAGCGTATTCCGGCTGCAAGTCAATGCAAATCGATTTCAGCAAGGCCGCTACATCATGTATTGGCACCCCTCCGGGGGAGCTGGTACTGGTGGGTCCTACCTATCCACTACAAACATGAGACTCGCGAATTTAACAACCGTTACTCAATTGCCTCATGTGGAGATAGATGTGAACACAGATACTGAAGCGATAATTGAACTCCCCTTCATATCCGTCTACTCACACTTCGCCCTTAATGGACAGGTCCCAGCGACGTGCAACACTCAAGGCTACTTAGGCCTCTACCCATACTCACCACTCGTCACACCATCAGGCTCAACGACAGCCACTTACACGATCTTTGCATCCTTAAAGGATGTCGAGCTCATAACACCAACTTTGCCTCAGATGGGCTGGTACCCACAATCTGGAGGAGGAGTTAAAACTAAAAACAAGAAGAAAAACGCACCACCACAAGAAGCTGAGCAAGCTGAACAACAGGCTGGTCCTGTTCAAGGCGCGCTCCAGACAGTAGCTAAAGTAGCTGATTTTGTCACTAATCGTATACCTGACCTTGCATGGCTTTCCGAACCAGTTGGTTGGGCGTGTGATTTAGGAGCTGGGATTGCGTCCGTCTTCGGATGGTCCAATCCTATCGACTTATCACACACTCTTCGAGCTGTCCAAACCATACATCCATTTGCCAACAATTGCGACGTTATAGACGAGTCTATGCCCATTTCCTTATTCTCTCGAAATGCCGTCGAAATCCTCCCTGGATTCGCCGGCACGAATATTGATGAAATGTCCATTGACTACCTTAAGACAATCCCCGCATGGTGCGCCACTTATACGCCCTCAACATCTGACACTATCGGACAAAACTACTTCTTCACAGCACTGTCACCTCAAAACTTCTACACAACATTAACTAACGGTGCCTCAACTATGAAATGCATGACGCCAATGTGTTTCCTCGCTAACCTCTTTGGGTATTATCGAGGTGGAATAAGAATCAAAGTAAAGTGTGTCAAGACCGAATTTCATTCTGGTAGATTTGCTCTAGTATTTGTCCCCGCTGACACAGATACAGGAACAGTTTCCGCCCCTACGCTTGACAACACCACTTATCTCCACCGAGAAATTATAGACCTCCGTCTAGGAAATGAGTTTGATTTTATCATTCCCTTTACGTCTCTTAACCCTTATAGGCCCACTAATGACGTCACAGGACCGTTTGGATACATTGGACTTTATTGTCTGAACCCCCTCATAGCACCAGCCTCAGTTTCTTCCACTATAAAACTGTTGGTTGAGTATGGGGGAGCTCCAGATTTAGAATACGCTGTACCCATTCCACATTTAATGGCTCCCATTGTCCCATCGACGCCCCAAATGGGTTGGAAGCCGCAGATGAACAGCTTCAACCCCACAGCCAATGACGCGAATATCGTAACAGGCATAGTAGGAAATTCGGCTTTAGAAAGCGACCAACACATGTCAGCAAGAGCATGTATTGGAGAGAAAATTTCCTCACTATTATCTTTGCTAAAATCCACTGACACATTAGCGACAAGTAATCAAGCCCCCGGTAACAACATCGTTATGGACCCTTACGCTTGCCCCCTTTACCAAGCGTTAGCTTCGGCAGGTCCTAACGCTCCTGAAATTACCGTAGATAACATGTCACTAATATCATCACTCTATTTGTTCTCACGTGGCGGAGTTAGAATACGAACTCTCTGTAATACAATAGTAACTAACGGCGATGCATTTGTAACACCAACGAATATGGATAAGCAGTTCGCATGGCTTACCCCCCAAAATAATTATTCGTCCAACTACACCGGCTTAGTTTCTAGCACAGGGACGTATTATCCCCCCGCTCACTCAATGAACGTAGTACAAAATGGTGCGTTTAGGGGTGGTCTTGAGGTACAGATCCCACAATACCACAATTTCCACTCCCGAATAGTTACTGATCAGCAGTACTGCTCCACCGCTTCCGGAGCTTTAGCAGTCATTAACTACAATTACATAACACCCCAAAAGAATATCTTACGAATCAGTTCAGACGACCAAAATCCCATTACTATTTTACGTCAGGCATCGGATGATTTCCAACTTGGGTTCTTCTTAGGAATTCCCCCAATTTATACTACTTAGAAAGTCAACAAAACAAAATAAAAAATTTTAAAACATTTAAGAAAAACAATATAAAATCTCCACCATCATAAGTATGTGTGGACACTAAAAATTATAAAAAGTCTTACGTCAACAAGTACGAATAGACACTAAAAAGCTATCTTTTAATAATAGCAACCAAAAACAGCATAAGGCACTTTAAGCCCTGAGCAGTCGGTAATTTCCCAATTAAATTACCACGCGTTTGACAACCGCGCTCTGACCAGTCCCCCCTATCCTCGATAATTTCCCGGTTTATACCGAGATCAGTTGAACGCCCCCCCGGGTTTAGGGGGCGTTCTGCGCCGTAGTGGGTTAACTACGATGACC